TCCGATCTGTCCGGTTTGATGCTCGCCCCGAACGGGTTTGAAATATCAATGGACCCGTCAGGCAGCGTCTTCATGGGCTTGAAGACCTGCTTCGCATCCGGGTTGCCAGGAACAATGGCCGGCGTACCGACATGCTTGTTGGAGTTGACGAGAATATCAACCCCTGGCGGGAAGTCCTTATCGTCCCCGTAAACGGCCATTCCCTTCAGGTAGTGCGTGCCGTCAACGGCAATGCGGACCTGGGCGTACTTCGCGTTTCCGAGCGAAATATCATCCACACCGCGCCTGAGCTGGATCAGACCGTCCTTATTGATTCCGCCTTCCTCGTTGTAGACAACTTTGATGCGGCTTGAGTCGACGGACTGTGGAGGTTTCACGTTCTTCCAGGAGTCATCATCGCGATCCAGATAGACATCCGTTACCGGGCGAATATCTTCCTGATGGTCGTAAACTTCCTTCCGCGGTACGTCGCCCTTCGTGAGCACCTTCAGCGTTGTCTTCTGGCCGGTGCCGACCTGCTCCACCTGAATATAATGCCGCGTATAGCCCTGCTCCTCCAGCAGCTTAACAGTGTCGTCCAGCTTGGTGGCGGAGATGCCGAGATACTTCTCCGTTCCTGCGCCAATATCAAGGTACTTCTTTTTGGCGACCTGCTCCTTGAGCATGTTGGCGGTGGCCTGCTGCATAGCAAGGCGTTTGTCGCCCTGCCCCTTCATCAGGTTTCTGGCAGTGGACTCCGGTATACCGACCCGCTTTGCGGCTGCGTTCAGAGAATATCCTTTCTCGGTCAGCTTCCGCAGTTCGGCAGTCTGCCCCTGCTGGATCTCGATCTTGCTATTTGCAATCTTGGCACGCAGATCGCGGGTGGACATGTTGTAGGACTTGGCAATATCTTTTTCAGACATGCCACGCTTCTTGAGATCTTGTACGCTCTTGTAGAAGTTGCCGCTCCGCTGGTACGGGTTGTCCCCAGATCCCCACGGATAGCGGCCAGAATGGCGCGGCGTTCCGTAATGCGCAAGCGAGTCGCCGTCATCCAGAATATCCATGGCGGTCGTGATCGATGTGTTCTCGAATCCGTTTGCCTGGATCTCATTCCACACGTCTTTCCTGTGCGACACGGTGCTCATCCTTTCTGCTTCAGTTCGGTGATCCACTGATCCGCCTTCCGGATCGCATCCATCATCTTCAGAATATCATCCGGGGAAGGGGACAGTACCTGCACTTCGTTACCCTGATACAGACGGAGCTCGGTTTTGATCTTCTCAGGCTTCATCTGGTACTTCAGGCAGAACAGCGCTGAATATAATTCAAGCTGCTCGAAGTGAGCCGGCGCCTTGCCGGTCTTCAGGTCGTGGACACGCAGCAGGCGCTTCTTCTCGTCGAAGGAGATGGCGTCTGCGGTTCCAAAGCAGTTCTCGGTAAAGTCGAGCACGATCTCAGGGCTCATCCTGTACCCGATCGCGTCATTCACATACGCCATCAGGTTTGGGTAAAGCCATCCGGTGTCGATCGCGACTCTCGGAATCCTGCTTTTGATAAGGTGGTAGAGAAGTTCGTCTTCGCCGCCACGCTTCAGGCGAATATAATTCGCAATGTGACCGGCGGCGTAGTCATGTACGGCCGTTCCGATCTGTGTTGCGAACGACATGATGTATCGCTGCTCCAGATCCTCCCGGCTATCATTCAGCCAATGGTATCCGCTCGGGCTCAGGAAGGCGTGCTTGCCCTTGAGGTCCGAGGAAGCCAAGAAGTTCATCCAGTACCTCCTTCTCGTTCTCCGGGAATATAAACCGGGCGAACGACATGGAGTTCATCTGCTTCACGTACCAGTCCTGGTTCGGCTGGTGTGACGCCCCCGCATCCTTCTTGCATTCAAGTGCGGCCCACTTGCCGCCGCACATCACAAGAAGGTCCGGGATGCCCTGCCGGTAGTTTGCGTCCTGCTTCAGCACGATCGCTCCAGGCAGCATCTCCTTCAGTTTCCGGATCAGGGACGCCTGAAACCGGTTCTCGTTCATACCCGATCATCTCCCGGAAAAAGGAAAAGAAGACTTATTCTATGTCTTCTTTCCATTATTAGCGTTGTTTTTTCTGCGCAGGCTCATCCGTAAAGGAACATGCTCTCGTTGAAGTTCCGTTTCTCACGAATGGCCTTCCGGATCGCAATATCAATTGGCGCGTTGCTGCGGATGTGGTAATAGTACAGGTCATGGAACGGCGTGTTCAGTCTGTCGATCCGGCCGGCGGACTGAATCATCACCTTGTACGAATAGTTCAGGCTGAAGAATATCACGGTGTCGGTTTCGGTGCAGTTCCAGCCTTCGGCTCCTGCCGTGTACTGCACCAGGTACAGCCATCGGTCGCCGTTCGGGATCGGCTCGTGCTTATGCCCGTTCCATTCGGCGGCCATAATATCATTCTTCCGGCACATCTCTCGAAGCGCGTCCAGCTCATAGTTGAAGTTGTAGAACAGGATGGCCTTTGAGTGCTCCGTCAGAATATCCAGTACGGACCGGATGCGGCTCAGATCGCTGTTGACGATCCGCCGCAGCACATAGCACAGACCGGCCGCGTCCTGAATTGGCTGATCCTTGTAAATATCCCATCGGTCCTTCATGACGTTCCGGCATTCGGTTTTGTCCCACTCGGCAATGATGTCGATGTGGTGGCTTTCTGTCTTCCGCTCGAACTTCATGTTCACGAGGGTGCGGTTGCGCAGCGAGATCAGTTTGCCGGTTTCCAAATATCTGTCCACCTTCGGATACTTGGAGAACCTGCTGAACACGACATGCTGGCGCAGGAAGTCAGTCCGGTTTCTGTAGTACCCGTTGGCGATAAACACCGGAATATAATCCATCCACGTATCGCCAGGAGTTGCAGACAGAAGGAGCCAGCTGTTCTGCCTCGCGATCCGCAGAAAGCTTTTTACCCACACGCCGTTGCCGACGACGCGCTGCTCGTCAAACAGAAAGAACGCTCCGGAAATATCCACATACTTCCGGATGTTGTTCCAGCTGTCGACGGTAACCCTGGAGGAGAGGCCGAATGGTTTGCACTCGGCCTCCCACTCCTTCGTGTCACGCTTCCGGGCAGTGGTGATAATATAAAGGTTCTTCGGAGCGGTCATCGGCGATTGCTCGCCGTCGATCTTTCCGCCGCATGCCTCATAGTAGTAGGTAAGTGCCGTGATACTCTTGCCGGAGCCGACCCCACCGCAGAGGATCGCACCGGACCGCAGCTTTCCGACGGCCTCACGCTGATGGGGGTACAAGTGAACCACTGGAATCACCCTCTTTCCGGAATATCAAAGCGCTCAGAACGGCATGTCCTCATCCGCCTGTGCGTTGCCACCCATGTACTTGGCAGTCAGTTCATCCTCCTGCATGGTTACGAACATGGTCTGGAGGCTGACGCCGACATCCGTCTGCCCGGAGAACGGGCTCTGGTACTCGTACGCGTTCAGGATCAGATCGGCCTTCTGGATGGAAATATCATCCAGCATCCCGACGGTCTCCTCGGTCAGCTCGGTCATGCCGTTGCTGGACACCAGCACGATCTTCGGAGGCTTCATGCGCTTGCCGTTGCGGGCAACGTACTTGACGTGCACCTTCAGTCGGCCTTCCTCGCCGTCGCCATGGTAGCTGGGCTTCCATTTCACGGGCCAACCGTCGTTCGAAAGCTTCTTCGCAATATCATCCGGCAGGATCATCACAAAGTTGCGGTCTCCGGCCTGGTTGTACTGCCCGGCCTCGCCCTTGAAGTTACGGAAGTTGCCACCGGTAATAATGTTGGCGTTCTCAATGGTAATCTGACGAATGTTCATTTGGTTTCCTCCTTCGTTTTGTAGCCTGCATCGCAGGTGCCGCCGAGAATATCACGCTCATCGGCGGAGTCCATCGGGTGGAAATTCGGGCAATCAAAGCATGACCCATACTTTCCGTCCCCGCATGTGCACGCATGGGAGTCTCCGGGCTGCACCTCAGGGATAGGCGGTGTCGGCCCGGAGACAAAGGTGTCGAAGTCCTCGTAAACGGAAATATCCTGCACAGCTTTCTCGCACTGCACCTCATAGTAGTCCCGGTTGATCTGCTGGATCTGCCCGAGCTCCGATACGGTCTCGGCCTCCTTCCAGCGGTAGCCGGTCGTGCCTTCGGCTGCGTAGTATTTGCCGTCTTTCTCCCGCATCAGCAATCCTCCGCCGCATCCGTCGCGAACAGGGCAGAACGCCCCAGCCTTTCCGACGAAGCGATAGTTGTGCTGCTCCGGGTCTTCCTCGTTGAAGTCCAAATATAATGCTGTCGTGACGGACTTGGTCTCCGTCATGTCCCGAATGCCGATCTCCTCGTGTGAGAACAGCTTCTTGAACACGTACGGCTGCTTGAACTGATCAGCCGTCGCGGTCCACTGGCCGGCTTTCTTGCCGCCCTTGGTCCGGATTCCATGATCGTCGTACCTGGCAATATAAGCGGCCTTGTTGACGATACACATTCGGTCGTAAGTCGCCTCATGCTCGAAGGTGTAGCCATACTGTTTGCCGAACCACGTCACGAAGTCGATAATATCTTTTGTGGCGTTCGGGATCTTGATGGAATCCGTCTTGATGTGAGCCACCGTGAAGCCTCTCGCCTGCACCTCATGCTTCAGATTGATCATGAACAGCGCTCCGCGCTTGGCCACGATGTTGTCACGGTTGCGAATATCACGGAACGGGTTGTCGAACTTTGCGCTGGTGAGCCCGTACACAGAGTTGATGGCGATCTTCAGAGCCGCCGCCAGTTCCTGACTGGCCTCAAAGGTTTCCATGTACGGCAGCAGGGCTCCGTCCAGAAGTTTGGCTGCCGCATCACGGTCGAAGTGTTTGGCCGCCAGACGGGCGTCAAGAATATCCTTGAACCGCGCCGTGTAGATGTCGCCAAACAGGTTCTCCGCCACAATGGACGACGGATGCATGGACGCAATATCCAGAAGCGCAACGTTGTAGTAGGCGCCGGGTTCCGAGTACGCATACCCGCCTTCACCGACGTCCTCACCGCGGTAGGTGCTTTTGCCGTTCTCGAACAAATATCCGGGGAACACCGGCCGTCCTGCCTGGTCCATCACGCAGTGGTCATGGTCGCATCCGTCAAGCGCAGTGAAGCTCTCAGGCTCAAGCCCACGCCCTGACAGTTCACGGTAATTGAACTGCGCCTGCGGCTTTCGGTCAGAGCCAAATATAATCCTCGTGGTCAGCGTGTTGGTCGTGTCATTCACAGTCAGACCCGCCACACTGGCCAGAATCTTTCTCGCGCTCCAATCCTCCTTCAGGTGATAGAACAGTTTCTCGGTGGCAATTACATCGTTGTCGCAGTATTCTGCCACCAACTGCCACTTTTCCTCCGGCACTGGCTGGTCCCACGGAAGGCCGAGCTCCTGATGGTGAATCCCAAGCTCGATCTCCCACTTCTTCAGGCTCTGCTTCGTGCTGGAAAAATCATAGACGTCGGTGTAGGACACGTTGTAGGCTTCACGGAACATAGCGTTCCTGTCACCGCCGATGATCGCCTGACTGAGCGCATAGATCTGCTGGTTGGTGTACCCAAGCATTGCGGCATAGAGAATATGATTGTCGTACCTTCGGCAGTTAAAGCCTACAAGCTTGTACTTCATCAGCCCCTCGATCTCGGACGGGCCTGGATTGATCATCCTCGTGCAAGTCCTGTCATCGCCATGGTATTTCCAGTTGACCAGCAGAAGATTCGGAAAGACTTCGCAGTCAAAGAACACGAGCTGGTCTTCCTCTTTGTACTCAGCTGACGCCGAAATATCAGCGCTCTGCCACTTCATCTGCTGAACCTGCTTCAGGCAGTAATCCTTGTGGTTGGTGGACCCCATGGCAAATAATGTAACTGCCTGCCGCATGTTTGTCACGTCGTAGTGAAGACCGCTGGAATAGGCGTCGTCCAGTATCTTCCGGATGAAGTCGATACTGGGCTTTGTACCGGGATGCACCTCCTTCCTCAGATTCCGCTCAATCAGGTTCCGCAGGGCCTTCTCGGACCTGATGGTTTCCTGACTGACCACTTTGACCTCCTTCTGTTTCAGCCCGCCGGAAATGGTCGCGATCGGTACGTTGTTGCACCTGCTCAGCTTCCTCCTAAGCGAGGACTTGCCGGTGAATATCTTGATCTCGATCCCTGGCGACTGCTCCTTGGCGAGCTTGTCGATGTCTCCGGTGTACCAGTAATATAAATGGAGCCCAGCGCCAGACTTGCTGAACTCCGCGTATGTTGGCGGCCATTTGCTGGCCTCGGTAAGATTCCTCACGGCATCCTTGTTGCCTTCTTCGTCCTTCAGGTCGAAGTCAACACACAGGAGATGCCAGTATTCTTCCGGGAAGAGAATATAATGGACCTTGGTTGTGTCCAGATCCTTCAGGGTCGTTTTGACGTTCTCCCATTTGGCCTTTGGGGTTCCGGCGCTGTTGGCGTACTGGGCAGGGCAGTCCTTCAGCAGATCGTCCAGAAGGCTCACAGTCTCGTCCAGTGTAAGGCTTGGCGGAGGTGGCGTCTGTTCTGGCGGAGTATCATGCTCCAGCACCTTCCAGCTCTGGAACCCGGTGTACCATGACCTGACCTGCTCGCCGTTGATCCGGGCGATCTTCTTAAAGTCGTCGAAGTAGTTTCCGAACTCGTCCTTGAACTTGTACATCGGCAGCTGGTACTTCTCCGCGCCTGCCATGGTCAGGTATTCCTTGTACATGGCATACGCGCTCTTGAGTGACACGCCCGGCAGGCTTTGCAGCTTCGGGTAGTTGAACTCAATGAAGTTAAAGAACACATCAGTACGGGATATCATCTCGAGCGGACGGTACCCGTCATAGTAGTTCTTGCCCATCTCCCTGTACACGTCCAGGCAGTGCTTTGCGATCGCGCCGAGCTGGAAACTGATCTGGGACTTCAGCACAGAATATCTGTCCGGAGGAATAGGGGAGTTCTTGTGGAACTTCGGAGACACGTCAATCAGACGACGGATCAGGCCGGACTTGGAGCCGGTGATCTTGACAGGATCATTCGTGGCCAGGAAGAGAAAGCTGTTCGGCCTGACCGGATAGGCGGCCTGATACTTCTCGTTGACCAGAATATCCTCGTGTGAGACGATCGAGTTCAGGATCGTGTTGTTCTCGATCCTGTCAAGCTTGGAATCGCCCTGGATCGCAACCAGCGGGTTGTCCTTGAAAGCCGCCGCGGCAAACTGGTTGGAGTTGCTGGTCAGGGCATTCGCGTCAAAGATCGCATAATATCCAGCAAACAGCTTCTCAAGGATGGACAGCACCGTGCCCTTGCCCGTTCCGGGGTCGCCAAAGAGCACAATGAACTTCTGGATATCCTTGCAGTCCCCGCACACCACACTTCCGATCGCCCATTCGATCTTGGCGCGCTCCTCCGGCGAATATAATGTGCCGATCATCTCGTCCCAAGCCGAGTAGTCGCCTTCCTGTAGGGCATAGTCCAGCCGTTTGGACACGTAGTCCTTCTTGGTAACCTTATCGTTAAGGAAGGTCAGCCGCTCATCAAGCTGGTGCGCGTTGTCGCCGAGGTTCTTGACGAAGGTGATAAACTTGAGCCAGCTCCCGGATGAGAACTCGGTCAAATATCTCACCTTCACAGAGACGGTTTCATCCAGATGATCAGCCTTCTCCTTCAAAAGGATCTCGTCGGCTTTCTTCTTCATCTCGCTGTCCACCAGCCGTGGCACGTCGTAAATATCCGTCGACCACAGTCCGCGCTCTTCATCCCAGATGGCGTAGAAGCTCTTGCCCCTGACCATCAGGTCTCTTGACCGGGTCACGCCGAAGTCCGGATAGACCTCGATGGTTACGCCTTTCTTCCCTTCGGTTCTGGAGGTCTTGACACGATAAAAATCCACTTTTCTCCTCCTCCCTTGAAAGGCTGTGACACATTTTTGCCCCCTTTCCAAAACTTTTTATAATTCAATTTTACTTTTTCACTTTGCATAAAGGTGGTAAAGAAAAATGCACTTTTGTCACACGAGAGGCCTCAAAGCCTTGAAAAACCTCACTTTTTGGTGTGACAAAAATCGAAAAACGGCACCTCCAAAAACGTCACATTGTGACACTTTTTTGTCACAAAACGCCGTTTTTTGCGTTTTTCAAAGTTTGACCTTTCCTGACCTTCTTCGCAAAAATTGCACAAAAAGAGCGCTCCAAAACCAAAATTCCCATTTTTGTCACACCTTTTTGTCACACCTTTTTAGTTATGAAACTATTAGTAATTTTGCATCAGATAGGCCTGCATCTGGAGCCAGATTTCGACCCTTCTCTGGTCCACGATGCTCCTCTTCAGAGGGAACAGACCGCCATGCCCGAGCCTGTCGTACGTACGCTCCACGACGGCATCGATGATCCGATCCATCCTTCCGCCCATCTCATCATTCGGCTCTGCAAACTCATCGGCCACGGAATATAATCCTAGGTTCCTAACCATCTCCCAGAACCATCGGCCCTCCGTGTTCTCCTCGTCGTCAATTGCGTCCTTCATCTCCTGCTGCATACGCCTGGCAAGTCCGATCATCATCTCAAGCATCCGGCACGTACCAATATCACCGGCTGCCATACCGGTCTCCCTGTGGTACACTTCCCGTAGTACGAGGCCATCACTTGACCGGTTGTCATCGTTGGGCGTCATGGACCAGAAGTCACGCTTCCAGAGTTTGCGTAAAATATAAAGACTTGCAGGATCTGGCGAACCCCCGAAGGGGTCCACCAGACCGCACAGATACTGAAAATATCGTTCGGACTCGTTCATTCACGTCACCTCAGCTCTCGTCAAACCGTCCTTTCACCCGGATGATCTCGATGTCCTGCTTCAGCCTTTCATTCCTTACAAAGAAGTTGTTGACGTCCGGGTTGATCGCAAAGTTGTCCGCTGCATCAAAGCCTACAATATCACGCCACTCGTCCATCTTCTCGTCCTTTTCGTCCGTGAAGGTCTCGTCACCGTCATAGAAGTGGGCCTCCACCTGGTCAAAGCCTTCCTCCCGTCCGTACTCGTCAGCCGAGATCGGGTAGGGGTCATAATCGTCGGGCTTCTCTGAAATAGCATCGTTGTCATCGATCGGGTCGAGCTCGTCATCCTCCAGCGTCAGATCGTAGTCAATGCCATTGTAATCGGTCTTGGCGATAATATCATTGTACTTCTCTTTATCGTCCAGCTTTTCCTTCTCGTAGTCAAACAGGTCGACTACTTTCTGAACAGTTTCCTCGTCAGCAAGGTGCGGAGGGATGTGCTCCAGATGCTCTTCGGGAATATCAACCTTCTTCGGATTCTTCTCACGCTTCAGAATGCCCTTCAGACGCGTCAGGAAGCCCTCTAAGGCCCCTCTGGCCCCGTAGCCGATTCCCAGTCCAACCGCGAGTCCGCCGAGCCCACAGAGGCCTTCCCGTGCCTTCTCGCTCTTCATAATATCATGCAGCTTCATCCGTCTTTCCTCCTTCTCACTCGTCAAAGCCGTCCTCCAGCACGTAGCCGTCCACGTTATAGTCAAGCACAATATAACGCTGCTCGTGCAGGGTCTTGAGCACATGGTCGTATGGGAGTCCCGTCTTCGGGTCAAAGACGCCAAGATCCACGACGCCGTCACGCTTTCCGTCCTGCTTGCGGAGTGTCCATCCGGCATGCGCACCGATCTTGGTGCCCTTAAAGCCGGTATCCTCCAGCGCCTCATTGAACAGAAGCGTCTGCGTGAACTTGGCGTGCAGCTTGTCCGTCAGCCAGTTCTGCCTCTGCTTGAGGAACACCAGGTTCTGGTCAAGATCTTCCTCAAACCAGTACGGGTTGGACGCGTCAAATATCCTTGTGTAGGCATCGGTCTTCACGCTCTCCTTGACGGGCGTCTGATGGACGACGGACTTTTTGGTCTTCTTACCCTCACCGGTCTCGATGATCTCTTCCTTATACTCCTGACCAGTGCGGAGAATATAATCCTCGCCGGCGCCATACTTCTCCCGAACGCGTGCCCGGTAGGCGTCAAAGTTGGCGGTCACGGTCGCAAGAGCAGTCAAGGCAGCTGCATGCCTCTTCTGGAGGGTGATGTTGCTCGTCCAGAGGATCCCCATGCCACACAGCCACATGATCGTGCCGGCACCAAATATCTTTGCCAGATCCTTCAGGCAGCCCATCCGGATCCGGTTCAGCTCCCTGCGGTGCTCCTGCTGGCTGAGGCCGGCCTTGACCTTTTCCTCAAGCTCCTTCAGCTCCTTTTCCTGCCAGGCAAGTACGTCATTCAGCTTCGGGGCATTCTTGCACAGCAGCACAGTTCCCACCGCATTCGACGCAGTTCCCACCACCAGGCCGATCGTCGGCGCGTTCCGTTTCGTCCGGTTCCACAAGGTCCCCGCTGTCTTCATGATCGGCTTCAATACTTTCTGAATATCCATCGTCTGCCTCCTTAAACTTGTCTTCGTGCGCGATCACCCAGTCAAGATACGACCGGGCCTTCTTCAGATCCTCAACGCCGCCCTTGTAGCGCCATCTGGAAATATACTTGAGGATGTTGCCGGTGCAAAAGCCGGTGAACTCCTCCGGCGTCAGTGTGTCCCAAATATAATCAATGACCTCCACCTGCTTGTTGGTATAGTAGGAGGGATGATCATTTCGGTCACCTTCTCGAAGAATCTCCTCCGGCATTCTTCTTCTTTCCTTTCTTTTCGTTCTCGCTCAGAATAGAAACGTATCCTTTCATCGTCATAAGCGACCAGTTGTCCTCATCCTCGTAGCGGAAGACGAGAATATCATGTCCCTCCGTCACGATCTGCACGGTGTGGTGGCCGCGCATGCCGTACGACGCAATCCTGTCTGAGTATATCGGGAACATGAGTTTGAACCGCTCAATGACCGAGCTGACTTCGCCCAACTATCTCACCTCCTTGTATGAAATATCGCCGTAGCGCAGGGCGTCGAAGTCCAGGCAAAGCTGTGCGTCCGTACGTGGCTCTTCCTTCTCCTGCTTCTTCGGCATCTTTTTGGCCATTCTGGAACGGAAGATGGCATAGACCTGTCGCGATGGCATCCGTGCCACCTTTCTTGCCCATCCTTTGTCGGAATATAAGCACGCCACGTATTCCCTCACAGCGGTCTCGTGCATCACGCTACCTCCTCTTTCCATACACGGCATACGCAAATATCACGTACAGCACAAGCAGCACCAGTATCTGCTCAGCCGACATCAGTCCAGACTCTTGGGCTTTGGCAGAGTCAGCGTCCAGCCTTCCCTCGACTGGGAGATGTGAGACCCATCAATGCTTGTCCATCCGCTCTGGTAATCGGGCCATGCGGTCGACAGCCGCACAAGTTCCCGCACATACCCGACCGTCACCTTGCCGTAGTTGCCAATGTAGGTCGCAATATCCTTCTTGACACTCTCAGCCTCGGCGTATGTCTTGAGAAGGATCTTGTAGTTCTGCGCGGTTGTGCTGGCGTAGTCGTCCTTTGGCGCCTGGGCTGTTCCGTTGACCGGCTTTGATCGGATCTCGTTGTAGGGGATGTTCTGACTTCCTGATACAGTAGGCGTGGTCCCGTCCCCGTACAAAAGAAGGTCCAGAGCATTTGACCCAATATCATGGGCCATGTTGCGGGCGCTTGGGAGCAGCACCTCCTTCTTCACGTGTGCCCACATCTCTTTGAGCCCCATCGCGAAGAATATCCGTAGCAGCCTGATGAACCCACCTTTCTGCTCATCCTCGACCACCTTTCCTTCCGCGATCGGCTTGGCGTGCTGAATATCATCCTTCTTCTCAGCTTCCTGTTTCTTTGCCGCCTTTGAGTTCGACGGCAGGTTCGTGTAGTCCGTAGGCATTACTCTTCCTCCTGGTCGTCATCTTCCTGCGTGTCGGCAACGAGCTTCTTCTGGAGTTTTCCGCCAATATCATCGATCTGCTCGCCGATGTGGTCGCTCACCTTGTCGGCAATGTAGCCGGAGATCGCGGACACTGAGATCACTGTGCAGATCTTCTCAAAACCCTTGCTGTTCTCCACGGCTTCCTTGGCCAATGTGCTGATGATCTTGCCTGTTCCGATGCTTGTCACAAGAGAGCACGCCATCTTCACAATATCAAGCAGCTTCATTCCTTAGCATTCTCCTTTCTGGAGCCGAAGTAATAGTTGTAGATCGTAATTGCCGGAATATCACGCGGCTGGACGGTCGGAACGTGGTCTTTCTTACCTGCTTTTGCGGACAGAACGGCCAGAAGGACGAACCCGCCGACCTTTGCGATGTCACCGGCAATATCCAGCACGCGCTCCATGTCCTCTTTGGTTGCCTTCTGAACGGTCTCCTTGGCGGTCAATGCCGTCTTTTTGGCCCAGTTCTGAAATATCTGCATGGTGCCTCCTTTTCTGAATAAAAAGAGGAGGACCTGTAAATGTGGATACAGATCCTCCTGATTGAGACCACCTTACTCGACAGTCACGTCAGATTCTTCTTCACAGTCGTCATTGACAGTGCCTTCCGCTTCAATGAACACCTCGCCCGAATCATCCGTGGTTTCGCCTTCGTCCTTGGAGAGCAGTTTCTTGCCCAGGAACACCGATCCGCCGATCAGCAGAGCTCTTTTTCCGATCCACCAGGCCTTTTCAAGAGTAGTCTTGTCATCCCAGTCCTCGATGAAGTTGTTCCACTTCCGGCTGATGTAGTTCTTGAGGCCGCCTTTGCGCTCCTCAGTCGTGACGGTAACCGCGTTGTTCGTCTTGGTTCCCTTGTTGGTCTTCACGTTCTTCTCACTCATGTGTCGTTCCTCCTTTAATGTAAGTCGAGTTGAGTGGGGTCTCATTATTGGGTGTGCGATTCTTGCGAAGAATATCCGTCAATACACATGCGTGATCCAGCGGTTGACCGGGTTTTCTGCCAGCTCAACCACCGTATACGCCTCCATGCCCTCCGACGAGAAGTTCCCGTCATACACAAAGTGCAGCGGGTGATCAGGCGTGAAGACATAGTCCTCCAGGATCGGAATATCCTTGAGCCCGACCTCTCCGAGAACCTCGTTGAAGGAGATCTCCATCTCAAAGCCGTTGTACAGGCGGTTTGAGATCTCATCATTCACGTGGCTGAGCCATGTCGGAGCACAGCGGAACCACTTGTCGATCGCCGGCATGTAGCACAGCTGGTCTCCATGCCCGGTAGAGCGAATATCCTGCTGCTTCGGCGGCTGCATGTTCTGGTAGTTCTCACGGGTAGCTTCCTTGCGGGCTTCCGTGGACTCCTTTTCGCCGATCTTGTCAACGACCTTCTTCTGGTATTCGTCAAGGGCCTTCTCGCTGGCAGAATATAATGCCGCCATAGCTGCCTGGTTCTTGCGCCCTGTGGCTGTCGAGTACACAATTGCCGCAGTACCAGCCACCTGAGTCCCGACCGTCGGCAGGAATATCACGGCCGCGAGCTTGACCTTCTCCCACTTTGTCAGCGGGCGTCCAAGCTCACGCTCCTTACTGGCGCATGCCATTACGAACTTTGGCGTCTCCTTATATGTAAGGTAGTTCGAGATCCAGATGGAGAATATCCCTGCTCCTGCGGCAATCTCCATCCTGTGGCGGTTCATGGCCTTCAAGGCACCGGTGCCAAATGTTTTGATCTGACTGATGATGTTCATAGGCAAATATCCTCCTTATTTGCGTACGAGCTTGTAGTTGTTGTCAAGAGCAACCGGCCACATGTCGGTCTTGCTCGTAACATTCGTGAATCCCTCGACCCAGCTGTACAGATACCGCTTCAGCGTGAGATACTGTGCCGTGGCCTCATTATGGCGATTGTGGGTGAGTCTGAAGTTTTCGGCGTTCAGCGCATGCTTAATGCTTCCCATCTTATCAGGCGAAAGATCGTGCCAGATTGCACACCGAATGAAGCTGAGAATATCCTCGTCATCAACGTCGTTGAGTTTGGCTACGAATGACAGTACCATATAGATTGCCGGGGCATTGCCTCCATTGGGCACCAGGTCGTAATACCATTCAAGCAGATCCAGATTTGCCTCAGCTGCCTCACGCATCACCATATGCGAAGGACGCCGCACTCCGCCAAACAGACCGAGCATGGCCCGTATGCATGCCGGGGCGTTCTTCTTACAGATAACATCCGGCATTCCGGTCATCTTGAACATTTGACGGTCTGTTCTCGTCATGTTAGTGTCGACGGTCATGAACGCGTTTTCGTCAACATTCCTGGCGACCAGCATCGGCACCGTTTTTCCACTTTGCAGAATTGCCCACAGGCGGTGCTGCCCGTCCACCAGGTTCCCGTAACAGTCAAACTTGATGCTTTCCCCATTCAGGCTCCAGTTGTCGGCCAGCATATCATTCATGTACATCCGTACGCGATCCTGGCGAACCGACCGATTGTTGTTCACATTGCATTCCAGATAAGCAGCCGCCATTTCCGGAGTGATACGTTCCACCTGAGCCGTGAAATTGTTCTGCATCCTAGCGCTCCTTTCGTCTGTCGGGGGCATCATTACCAGTGATAGCGACGGCCATAGAACAGGGCGTCGGTAACCTTGTCCCTGAACTCGCTCGCAATCTTGTCCTTGAATTCGTCAACCAGGTCATCCACCTTGATTTCGACCCGCTGGGAGATCCGCTTGTCGGCCATGCGGAGAATATCCTCCGTGACCTTGGCCGTGTCAACGCGCTTCAGAGCCTCGTCCGTACGATCCTGCACCTTGCCCCGGACAGAATTGTACGCTTCGTCCACCTGGGCGTTGACTTTCTCCGTCAGGGCGTTCTCAGCCCGCAGACGTATCTTGTCGGCGGACTTCTTTACTTCCCGGTCGACAGCGTTCTGCACGGCCTTGTTGACCATCTCTTCCCGAATATCATCTGGCGTCATCTTGCTGAGCTCCAGCATAGACTTACCGACGATCTTTCGGGTTTTGCTGGCCGAGTCAGCACCCCAGGCAACCAGTCCGAGTCCGGCGAGAACGGTCAGAATCTTGGCGAAAGTATCCATAGAAACCCTCCTTCGTTTTGCAGTGTCAGTGCTTTTTAGTCTTCATTGCCACCAGCTGCCTGACGAAGAACTCCTGCATCGGGTTATAATGCGAGACGCAAATATCCCTTGCAGAGTGTCCGCCAAGCTTGTAGTCACACGTAGGGCATTTGACGGTCCACCATGGTGAGAAGTCATACCCGTCGTCGCTCATGTCAGCTTCCTCGAACGAGAACAGGCACCCACAGAATGGGCATCTTACCGTCATCGTCTTGTCGCCTGGCTCAATAACTTGCACCAATGTGTGTCCTCCTTACCCATGAACTGAATTGGCTTGCTGTCCAATTCTGACTGTGTGCTCGTCGTGTTCGCCGTGTACAGTCTTTGCTCTTGAATGCATTGCGGGCAAACCATTTGCACCCATCCACTAATCGGAACCGCCTGAAGAGGGCAAGAGTGTTTATAGCAATATCCATCAATCCGCATCTTCGGTCGCCTCCTTCAGAATCACTCGCTCAGGGTGCGTTGGTGGCATATAGGGGAACGTGACAGGCACAGACGATTCGCGGCAACTGTAAAACGTCCGCCCGCCGTCATCGCTGAACACCTTGCCATCGATGTCGTAGGCGGTCGCGTTGTCGTGATCATACCTGAACACGGAGGCATAGCGCTTGTTCTGTTCTTGGCCTCCGCCTATGTCGTTCCACTCGTCATCATCTCCAGTTAGCGGCGTGATGGGCTTGAAACGCAATACGCGATCCAGGATGCTCAGTACATATGGCGCGCTAATGACGCTATGGCCCTGTTCGGCAAACATGGCAACGATGTCCAGGACGTTTTTGTCGGCCATCTCCTGCATCGGGCCTTTCCTTCCATTCTCGTCAGGCTGGCAAAGGATGTCCAGTTCTCTTTTTGCGTAATCAACCATTATTTATTCTTTCTCCTTCCGATCAGGCATCTTCGGCCACCTCCTTCGGCAAGTACCACCCGTTGCAATGCCTGATCGATATTGTCCGCGAATTGTTCCCGTCCCAGTTGTCAGCAAGATACTTTTGCGCTAGTTTCATCACACACTCCGGGCAGCATGCGTCATAATACTCATAGCTGTCCGCACTGTCATTTCCCCAGTCCATGTGATGCGTCGTGATTCTATAATAAGGGTGATTCGGCTGAATACTAGTGCGGTCAGAGGGTGGGATGTCCGCGAAGCACACGTCACACTTTTTCCCGACCACAACTTCCCTGACGACGATCTGTTTCATGTCACGGCAAAGGTCACTCATCCACGCTCGCCTCCTTTAAATTCGTCTCAATTTTCATCTCAGCGAGGTCTGCCGCCGCAAGATATGTCTTGGCAAATTTGTTGTCGCCATGCGTTTGGCGCACCTTTGCACGGAACTGGTCAAGTGTCCCTCGGAAACACCCGCAAACAACATCAATTCCTTTTTTGCTCTTGAAAAACGTCGTGAAACCGTCACGGCTCCCAAGTGGGCCGATTACCATAACGTGGCCGCAGCTTTCTATCTGTGCATCGACACACACCCGTGCATCGCCGCGCACCCGCGCATTACCGGACACCAACGCATCACCGTACACCCACGCGTTACCGGTCACCATCGCATCACCGAACACACATGCATTATCGTACACCCGTGCGTTATCGTACACCCGAGCATTATCGTACACCCGTGCATCGCCGCGCGCCCACGCATCGCCGTAAACTAACGCGTTTCCGTGCACACGCGAATCGCCATTCACCCACGCGTTATCGTGCACCCGCGCATTATCGTACACCCACGCGTTATCGGCCACCCGCGCATCATTGAACACACATGCGTTACCGGACACCCGCGCATTACCGTACACTTGCGCATTATCGGACACCCACGCATTGTTGCACACCAACGCATTGTCATACACCTTCGCGTCACCGAACACACACGACTCGCCACGCACCCACGCATTGCCGGACAGGTTTTTCGTGTCCTCGATCCACCCTCCCAAATCTCCGGAATGCGCAACGCATATGTGGTCAATCACGACGTCCCTCGTCGCGCGTATCCTGTGCAGCAAATGACCGCTGATTTCCTTTTTAATATCCATCAATTCGTAATGGCTCATTGCTCCACCTCCAAGTTCGTCTCATGGCTCAATGGCGCGTACCAATGTACTCTCTCTTTTGCGTTGCGACGTCCAATCTTGTCTGCCGTAGCAGTTCGCTCCATTCATACAGGGAATGCTGGCGGCGGTTGTATCGGGCTTGTTCGATAGACAGCTGGTTTTCCCGGTCAGTCTTGTAGAACGGGCATGGCTTGTCTCCGAAGTTATTGTCGCTCAGGGCAACGCACACGCCCCAGTTGCAGGCGAAGCAATCCGATTTGTTGCATTTGGGATAGTTCTGCGTATAGGCCATTCAAATATCCCTCCCAGCCAAAAGAAAAAGAGGCTGCCATTTAGGCAACCCCTTTCCTCAACCTATTTTTCACATAAATTCGTCTTGTGGCTTCATTGTCCAGCACGGTGATCAGGTCATTCAGCCGTACCCCGTGGCTGGTGCAGAAGGGCTCCATTGCATAGCAAAGGTCCCGCTCGCGGCGATCGATGCGCGATTCCTTTCGGTTGCACATCAGATCGTCAACGGCGTGTACCATTGCGTTGATGTAGCTCTCTACAGCAGCACGTTCGTACAGTCCGAATTCTTTCCTGAGATCCATGTAGTCATTGATAGTCATTTGTGTCTCCTCCTTATAATTTTATAGGTTTCATTATAAGGAGTGCAATTCTTGCGAAAAATGATCAGAGGTTCGTCCTTTTGTTCTCGTAAAACATACGCTTCGGAGGAAGGTCCGTGTCGTTTTCTCTTGTCAGGTCCTCAGGGTACGGCCACATGCCATAGGACATCTGAAGCGCTGGGTCACCGTTCGGTTTTTCGAAGATCTGCGGCGCAATATCAATCCAGGGTGTGCCGCCGTTATAGAAACTCCAGTTGTAGTCCGAATAGTCGTCCCCGACGAACCATCCGTATGCATCTCCGCCCTTCATAGGCTTTGCGTGCCTGAAAAGCGAAAGATAGTCGTTCATCTTGAGCTCCTGGTTGCCCTGGAACATTTTATTTGCCGTTAGCTCGGCAAATATAATCTCTTGCCTGGTCGTGCGAAACCACTGCTTGGAGACAGGCTCGTATACCTCGATCTCAGAGTCCATCGAGATGCTCTGCGGCAGCCTCTTTTCTCCGTCTTCCCGGGCTGCTTTCTTCAGCTCCTCCGGCCCAATCGTCTCCTCGAGCTTCTTCTCCAGCACCTTCACCTTGTCAGAATATGCAGCGGCAAGGAGCCCGATTTCAGCGATCTGCTTGGCCTGCACCCTGTTGGACGCAACCCCTGCCGCGATCGTGAGTCCGCCTGTTGCGACCGGCAGAATATAATCCTTCCATGTGAGTTCAAGCTGCTCTTTGAACGTCAGCTTCCGTTCGAGTTCCGCTTCCTTTGCCCTGATCTTATCGTGAATCTGAGCGCCGGCCTTTCCGGACAGGATGCCAGTCGCTACGACGCCTATGCCATTCACAACGGTCAGAATATCCGCAGAGTGCTGAGCGCCCAAGTTAATGACCTTCCTGAGCTGGAATGGGATCTTCATCCGGTATCCTCCTTCTTCTGGACGAAAATATAAGGACCTGCCCAAATGCAAGTCCTTTCAACTTTACCGCTGCATTATTTGCGAATCCATCCGGCCAGCATCGCAAGCACAACGCTCATGAATATCCCGGTTACATAGAACATGATCGCCATCCAGGTGTTGCCAAGGTTCTGGCAGAGCATCCCGCCAGCAAAGTCGAGAATCGTCTGTACGACCGCGATCATCAGAGAGATTGTGTTAGCCTTCTTCAATTCTCTTCTTTGCCTCCATTAAAAGGTCATGGAACCCCATCTTGTAGGCTTCCTGGCAATTATCATTGATGTGGTCGTATACGGCCTTGATCTCGTGGTCGTTGAGGCCAATAACGCCTACCTTGCAATCGGTCTTGTCCTGAGACCATGCTGTCCACTCGATTTCAGATGCCATGAGATCCGGGTTCTCGGAGCCCTCCTTGAGACGGAGCTGAACTGTGAAGATCTTGTCATACGTTGCGAACCGGCCGGCAATATCCTGCACGTCGCTCGCCTTTACTGCCGGCTCATCGCTTTCCGGCTTGCTGCGAAGGATCTTGCCAAGCTCGCGGTCAATGTAGGAGTTGAGCGCGTTTGCGATCAGCCATGAGCTTGCCTCCAGCGGAATATAAACAACTGGCATGACTGTGCTGACACCGGGCTTGAGACTGGACTCCACACGCCCGTACCGAAGTTCATCATCCATGTTTATAGCGAACTGATCAGGGATTCCACCGACTTCCATCAGCATGATCAGGTAGTCCACCAGCGTAAATTCGTTCATCATTGCACCTCCACAGCGGTCGTTTTCTTTGCTTGAACTGTAGCGCGTCCTCTGGTTACAAGAGCGTTGGCAAATATGGATTCGTCATTGAGCTGGCGGCGGAGTCTGTCAATCTCAACCTGGCTTTCATAAAGACGCTGGTTGAAAATATCCCGCTCCTGCTGCCACCGCACGTACTCGGCTTCCCGTCCACGATTGTAGGCGGACTCACGCTCCAGCTTGAGCGACCTGGCCTGCTCCTCAACCAAGCGCCTGTCCTGCCTGGCCATCCGTTTGGCAAAAATATAGATCGCCAGGAGCGTCAGTACGATCCCGATCGCAATCCCGGTCAGCATTGTGCCAGCGTCCATACCGTGCCCTCCAGTCTCTTCCAAATATGTTCCGACATTGCCCCCGACGATGAGCGGTATTACCCTCGTATCTGCTCCCATTCCTGCACCACCACTTCAAGGTCCCGTACTCTGTACATCGTTTCGTTCATCTTGTCGACCAAATATCTGATGTTCACCTGGTTTCTCCAGGTGATGACCAGACAGTACACGCATGCTGCCACCGCGCAACCTGCCAGTATGCACAGCACTGCCATGAGGTCAATCATTTGCGACCACCTCGATTTCGGTGACGTTGTCGATGTGCTCAATGACGTTGCGGATGCCGTTCACCGCGCAGATGGCGCAACCAGCCACGATACCTGTCCGGATGCCGTTGCGAATATCACCTCTGTACTTCATGCCCTGAACAAGGCCGGCGCCGAGAGCCAGCCCGGCAGTAGACTCGTCACGCAGCTGTGCCATGAAGCCGTCACGGAAGAGAACAGCGGCGATCCGGAGCTTCTTGAAAGACATGGGCTTCGAGGAACGAATATAATAGCTGTAGCTGGGCATTACTTTACCTCCCTTGCAATGTCATTCCTATACTGTTCGTATGCTTCCCACCGTACACCGATCCTGGAAAGGGACTTCCCTACATCCAAAATGGACCGGCGTCCAAGATTGCGGATCTTCAGGACTTCGTCGATCGGCATATTGACTATGTCACCGACCGTCTCGCATCCGTGCCTGACCAGACAGTTGTACGGCCGCACCGGAAGATCAAGGTCGATGATCGGCGTTTCGAGAATATGATTCTGACAATCGTCGGCCGTGGTGACAATGGCGGTATCGTCCTCGAGATCTGCTTTGTTGGCTTCGAGAATGGCGATTTCATTCCTGAGCTCGGTGGCTCGGCCCTGAAGCTTTTCAATCTCTTTTGCGGCGACGTCCTCCATGTATTTCCTGATGCCCACCTCGAGCATCTTCCGAGATCTTGGTTTGCCTCGAAGCTTGCGGAGGGCTTTGGCCTCAATCATGCGGATGCGCTCACGGGTGAGGTTGTAGTTCCTTCCGCACTCGTCCAATGTCTGAAGCAGGTAATACCGCCTGTGAAGAACGTCAATCTCGCGATCGGTAAGTCCGGCGAGCTTCATTGCGCATTCGACCGTGCAAATATCCTCAGCCCCGGTCAGGTCATCTTCACCCCGGCCAAATGCTGCCTGGACAAGATTCACCGGCCACTGATAAACGGCCGGCATTGCCTTTGCCTCAGGGAACCCATGCGGAAGCTGTCCAGTCACAGGGTCGGCGTTGCTAAGGTAGGTTAGAACACCGGAGCCGGGTATTACCCATTGCTTTCCATGCTTAACCGCACCAGGGAGATATCCCTTTCGGCAGCAGTTGCATACGGCAACCCTGGTGTGCCCTGTAATCGTGCATACCTCTGACGACGTGTACATCTTGTTCGGATCAATTTCCATCTTGCCGGGCTCTTCCACAGGCGTCTCCTCCTTCGTCTTGTGCAGAATATCCCATTCGTCGCGGCATGGACGGCACAGCATCATAACCGTGCCGTCATCATGCCTTACCAGTTCCGCGTATGATGTCCAGTTGCCGCAGGAGTCACATTTGGCGTGAAAGTACAGAATATCATTCCTTCTTTCTCGGGTCAGCCAGAATCTCAAGCGTACTCGCGCTCAGGCTCCACGCGGACCGAATTCTGAGCGTGCCGCACTGCGCCCACAGGGAAATATAACCGCACGGCAGGCAGTCAAGTCGCCACGGCGGCTGTTTGGTCGGATCAAACCCACGCTCGAGAATGCAACGGAACGCAACGCCCCCGGACCCGTCCAGATCAACAACGTCGCATCCGCCATGCACCATGCCGATCGGGTCGCCGTCCTTCACCAGGCAGAAGTCCATGATCATGTACCCGGAGTCGTGGAGTTCACCGGAAGGGATCACCACCAGCTGTGTGAATTCGATCGGTCCATTCTCATACTTGCTTCCGTCCAGCTCAGGCACCTTGTCGAAGTCTTCCTTTGTCATTTCCCAAACCTTCATGAGCAGCCCTCCTTCACTCGTCCGTGAAAAATAAAAGACGCTGTTATGCGTCTTATTATCAGATCCCTTCTACTGAGAGATGTGCAATTCTTGCGAAAAATAACAGGGGCTGCGTTCTGCTCGTCAGCAGTTTTCGCAGCCCCTTAACTTGGGCGGGTCATCAATACCAATTCCTTTCCTGTAGGTAATCGGAGTATCGACCCCTCCGTCATTACTGGGCGTGCAATTTTTGCGAAGCCTGAAAAATATAAACCTTTGCAGGCTTCGAACCCGCGTTTCCGGTTCAATCCGGTGTCCTACCATTGGACGATTAAGACGGCTAACATACGGCCAAACCGCAGCCTCCGTCGGGTTTACACTCCCAAGGTTCTATTATAAGAGGTGTAATTGTTGCGAAAAAGGAAAGGGCCTGTTAAGCCCGATCCTCGTCCTCGTCCCGCTTGTACTCGCAGAATGCTTCCGCGAAGGTCTCTTCTATAGTCATTGGCGGCTTGCGCGAAAACGTGTCATAAACGACCGCGATTATGCCGATTACATGCATCGTCGCTAAAGCAATCGCCAGCACGCGGATAAATCCTGTGCACGCGATACTTGCTGCAACGAGCACGATCAGTGTTGTAATCGTGATAGTCATTACAGCGATCGTGTACCACCATTTGGCAAAGAATTCCTTCATAGAATCGCCTCCTAAAGTATTCTATTGGGTTCCATTACTGGACGTGGGATTCTTGCGAAAAAATAAAAGCCGATGTTAATCCGGGGCATCGGCCACCCTTGTTAGTAGCCAGCAGCAACCAGCACGGCGAGTACAATCGCCATTAGAGCCGTCGCCCCGATAGTCATTTGTGTCTCCTCCTTTAATAGTTGTGTGGTTCTATTAAAGGCGTTGTAATTTCTGCGAGGGCAAAAATATAAGGCGCTGCAATACGCCTTATACTTCAGAACCTTGTCACTTAATAGTAACTGTTACATGAATGTCTTCGTCTTTGGAATCGTCTACGAAATCGTGGAAATGAATTACAGCGCCAAAGATGTCGTACAGGGCGACAGCAATGATCATAAGCCAGCTAAACGAATATAGAATAGTATTCGCCTGGCCAACCCAGTTCATCAGGCTGATAGCCCAGTAGATCACCAGGGCACTCAATACGATATGCACGATGATAGATCCGATTTGCTTTTCAAAGTTGTCAAAGTAATTATTCATAATAATCCTCCTTTAATCTTTCAAGGTTCTATTATAGTCCTTGTAATTTCTGCGAGGGCAAAAATAAAAGGGCGATTACTCGCCCTTCGGGAGCCTCCTTCTCTCCCGGTGGTAGTAACCAGCCCTTTCGATTTCCATGTCCCCGCGTTTTCTAAGCACTCTGAATCCAGTTCGTATCCAGTGCCGAATCGTCTTATGAGCCTGCCATATGACCACTACCGCCAGAATATCTGCAGTAATGAACCATAGCACGTCCCAAAGAGCGTTCGCCAGTATCATCCGACCGCCTCCTTTTAACCTATTGTTGCAGGGTTCATTACTATACGTGGGATTGTTGCGAACAAGGAAAAAAGAAGAGGGCTTGTTAAGCCCGCTCCTTCTTTCCGGTCAGTCGATTGATGAAGCTCATATTTTCTTCCGCGATCATCAGCGCTTTGTTCCACAGCCGCTCGTTCAGTTCACGCTCGGTGAACAGCTTGAGATCAATTAACTGCTTGGCAGCGTTCGCCAGAAATATCACGCTTATCGCGCCAAACGTGTAGTTAAACCCGTTCAGCACGGCAGCCATGTTTCCGGTAATGTACGCCGCCATAAGCAGTACGATCGTAACTGAAACTTTGTTGATACGTCCCGCGTGGTTGAAAGTCCATTCGCTGAATTTCATGAAAGTCTTCATAGTTAGTTCCTCCTTTTAATCGATACCGTTTCCGGTTCATTATTGGGCGTGCAATTCCTGCGAAAAAAATAAAAGCCGCTGTGTTTTGCACGAGCGGCTTTCGGGTAAAAAGATAGGAGCTGGAGTAGTTGCACCAGCATGCCCTATATTCCGATCCGTCCTACCGGTTTCCCGATAGCGCCTGGAGATATGCCTGTTCCGTCTTATGGCTCATCATGCTTCCGCGAAGAAGTTTAGATGACCATTTGGTCCTATCTTTCCATACGCTGCTAAGTGTATGTCGCTAAAGGCCATGTCTACCTTCTATTATAGAGCGTGCAATTCTTGCGAAGTTAGTCGTCGTACCATAAAAACTCATCGTTTAATACGGCAAGAACCTGTTCGGTGACAGGAAGTTTTAACGCTTTGGCGAGCTTAATTCCGTACTCCCGTTGCTGCTTGTCGTATAGCTGCGAACGCTCTTCCCACGGCATATCACGACTGGCTCCTGGCGGATCGAATCGGTTTCTGAACCATCCATCCATGAGCTTTGATTGCGTTCTCATAACGTGCTCGAACAGATGAATACGGTCGTCGTTGTCGGCTGTGCTATGATACCAATCTTTGATGGCATTACTTGAGCCAGTCTTCAAAGCTCTGGAAAAACCGTCGAAAGCTCTTCTTTCGGCCTTCCTCTTTTCGACCTCAGCCGCTTTCTCCTCATCTTTTACCCGTTGCGCTTCCCGAGCCTGGTGTGAATTATATGCATCTACGTCAAGCTTTTTCAACCCCTTCTTTGTCAACCCACCGTCGCGATAATATCTCTTCTTCCCGGCCTCTGTCAGGCTTCCGTCCTCATTCTGATACCGTCGTACACCCCACTTCATGCCCTTGATGCCGAAGTGATAGAGTTCCTTATCTCCGTACGGAATATTCCCGATGTAATATGTGGCCATGCGCGACCTCCCTTAAAAATTGTTGCCGCCAGAATCAATCTCCGTTGAATGAAAACGTATCAGCGGCGTTTGTTTTTCTTCTCCGGTCTGTATTCCATGATCCGGAGCCATATCTTGTGTTGAATCTTTTTGTCCCCTTCAACAGTTTTTTGAGCTGGCGGTTACCCTTGTCTCCCTTTCTGGCGAGTGCCTCATACTGCACAATATCACTGATCAGATTGCCGACAACCTCTTTTCCAAATTCTCCTGCCTTGGCGTCCTTTGCAATATTCGATATGGCGACGTCATAATACTTGCTTATGTACAATCCAGCTTGCTTCTGCAAGATTCTATGATGCGCCTGGGCGTTTTTATCAAGAATTTCGCGTTCGGTGCTGTTCAGGGCGTCGTAGCGATCGACAAGTTCTTGATTCGTAAAATCAAACTCGTCGTCAAAGTCATACTGGTTGTTCTCCATTTTGCGCTCAAGCTCAGCGTACCGATCTTCTAGATCCTTCATCGAGTTATAATCTTTTGCATACTCTTTGTCGGTTCGCATAAGTTCTTTATGGGCTTCTTGCCGGGCTTCAAATATTCTGTCATTTGCGGTTTTCCCTGAATTTTTGGCCAGCGATCGCGCAATGTTCGCTGCCATTTTAGCACGCCCGCCCCTTGTTTGCCGGTATCTGTCGATTCCAGCTCTTGTGAGCGTTCCGTCCTTGTTCTGATACCTACGTACTCCCCACTTCATGCCCTTGATACCGAAGTGATAAAGCTCTTTACCGCCGTATGGAATATTCCCGAGGTAGTATGTGGCCATTCGCAACCTCCTTGAAAAAAAAAAACGGCCAGCTTTTTCAGCCAGCCGTTTCCGGTGAGTAGGCATGTCAAGTCATACTTTCCATGCTTACAGCTTGAATATCTTCTCTCCGATGTTTTCTTTCGCCCATTTGGGAATGAT